CTAAAGGAGATCCTGTAGGTGTTTCATTTGGATAATTACTTATAAATAAAGTTATTTTAGCATTCCCAGATAAATATTTAAAATCAGGTATAAATCTACTAACAGACATAAAATATTCTCCATCTCCGCTAAGATTAGCTACACCAGTTTCTTGGCCCATCATACTTTTCTTTGAAGTAATGTCATAGTCTCCAGATCTAATATAAGCATCAATAGAAGTAGTACCTGTACTATTTACTTGATCAGTTCCTGTTTCTTGAGCATAATACATTGATGCTCCATAAGTACTTGTGATTCCTAATATAGTAGGAAAGACAGGTGTACCTGTAACCACATAGTCAGTAGCATAAGGTGTGTCAAATACATGTGCATCATTCCATGTGGTTCTGTCTAAAGAACTTGTGGTCCAGACATTTTCTCCATAATTAAAAGTTACACATCTATCAATTTGATTAGATCCGTTTTTGGGATAAAACCAATTTACTTCTGTATATAAGCTATTATGACCTGCATAAATAAGTTTATTAGCAACATAATTTATTCCTAAATTATCTCCATCTGTATTAAATACAAAATCTTCTACTAAACAAGGAATAGATTTAACAGTACCATCATATTTAAAAAATCCCCCTGCATTTGACATCCAATATATGGCTCCATCAGCTGCCACCGCGGAGCTCATTCCCATACATCCACAATTAGTTCCTACTTGTCTAATACTAAATGTATAAGGAGGTCCAACATATTGAGCTACATACGCCGCTGTATCTGTAATAATAAAATTATAATCTTTACCTGCAATTGCTGCTCTAATTTCATTTCCTGCATCAAGTCTAAAAGTCCCCGCTGTATTAATAGCTGTAGGGGTATAAGAATTTAAATCTTCTTGATTAGAAAATCTTATAAACATTTTATCTTGTGTAGACGTATCTCCAATTGTAGTTTCCGTTCCAATATGAAATAAATGTCTGTCTCGATCAGATACTAACGTCATCGTACTTGCTGTAGGATTAGAAGTAGTAACATAATTAGTAGTTGATTGAGATGCTCTATTGCTTCTAGGACTACTTGCCCCGGCGTCCCATGTAAAAGTTTTTCCATCTGAAATAGTTGCAACAAGAACTTGACCATAATTATCTAAAGACCAGTTTCCTGGATCCAGAGTCACGCTACTAATAGTACGTTCAGTTCCCCATGTAGAGTCTCCCCATACATAAGTTCCCCATCCATAACCTTTAATTTGAATGGTTGGTCCTACAATATAATAAGGATTAACAGTAGCTGCCCCTGCCGCTGTCATTCCTACTCCAGTTTCTGCAGTCGATGCTTTAATAGTAAAAGAATTGACATCTGGAACAGTTAAAATCTCATAAGCTTTTTCTAAAATCCCTGATGTAAGAGTTGAATCGCCTGTCACTGAAACACCTGATAATGTAATATATCTTCCTTCTAACAAACCATGAGATGTTTTATTAATGGTAACTGTCGTTCCGGCGGCCACACTTGTGGTAAAAGTACATCCTGTAATAGCTGTATCGAGTGGGGAAATATCATAAAAGGCACTTCCATAAAATAAAAATAAACCTTGACTCGTTCCTACAACAGAATATTTCTCCCCTGCTAAACTCGTAAAAACATGAGAAGCTCTAGCAGCACCAGGTAGAGTGTGTTCACTAGCAGTCAATTGACTCCATCCCCCTATTTTTTCAGGAAGTCCATATCTAAATCTAACATAATCACCATCAGTCCATTGACCTTCTGCTCCTGATTCTGTGGCTTGTTTGTTAAATCCTGGGACAAATTTAAGCTTTTGTAACATATAATATATGTTATATATGAGTTGTGAATATAATGAAAGCTTGAATATAACAGAATATATGATAGGTAAAAAGTGTGAAGCTTAAAAAATAAAAAATAAAAAAGAAGGAAGTATAATGCATAAAATAGAAGAAAAAATAGCAGACGAAGTTGGGAAAACTGCTTCAAATGTTACAAGTAAAGATCCCTTAAACGAGAAAAAATCCCCTAAAAATACTCAATCATATGGTACTCAACAATATGGGAGCGATTCAGAAAAAATAATAAAAATACCACAAAAAACAGCAACCATAGATAAAAATTTTCTTGGAGTTTATGATAATTATATAACTAAAGAAGAATGTGATAAAGCAATTAAATTATTTGAACAAGAGGCCAAATTTAAAAATACATTAAATAGAATTAAATTTGAAAATGCTGATATTACATTTAAACAAGATGATCAATATTTTATGGGTGGTGGTAATATGGAAGTATGGTGGGATGAGTGTAAAACTATGTTTTATAACTTTGATATGGCTTTTAGGCATTACACTAAAAATACAGGCGCCGGCGCTGCCTATGATAACAATTCCTTTAACTATACTAGCATTAAAATTCAAAAAACTTTACCGACCGAAGGCTATCACAGTTGGCATATAGAACACGGGAAAGGATATTTAAATGAAGCTAGAGCTTTTACTCTTGTTATATATTTAAATGATGTTAAGGAAGGTGGAGAAACAGAATTTTTACATTACTCAACAAGAGTACAACCTAAAACAGGGAGAATTGTTATTTTCCCCGCAGCTTTTCCTTATCTCCACAGAGGAAACCCACCATTAGAAGGTGAAAAATATATTTTAACTTCTTGGATGTTGTTAAGATGAGTATGAAGTAGGTCTTGGACCTTTTTCTGATTCGTCTCTTTCGTCAGCATCCCAATCTGATTGTAATCTAGCTAAGTGTGCTGTATCCCATTTAGTAATAAAATCTTGAAAATCACCTAAAGAAGCATCTGCAAAACTACAATGAGGGATAGTATCTCTATGCTCTACTTCATCTGAAGATACACTTGTGCCATATTGAATAGCCCAAATATTTGCAAATTTAGCTTGAGACCAAAAAGAATCATCATTAATTACATAACCAGTGCCTGCTTCTGCACCAATATTTTTTACAATTTTTTTGTCTTCTAACATTATTGTCCAAGTTGCATTTGTTGTCATTTTTTTCCTATGTTTTAATAATATACATTATTGCTAAATACGGTTGTAAAGTCGAAGGGTTTGCTGTAGCACCACTAAAGGTGCTAGATCCAGAACCACTAAAGTTACTAGATCCAGTAGCACTAAGGTTAGCACTAAGGTTATGTCCATGCGCAGAACCTGATCCAGCTGATCCTGTATTAGCTCCTTGATTAGCCGATGCTGCTTGAGTACCATCTGGAGTTGACACGTATTTGGCCCAATTTGCTGCTGCTCCACTGTGAGAGTGAGATGCTAGTTGAGCTTCAGTTAAAGTATGATTAGCTACACTTCCACCAACATTTCCACTAACATTCGTAGTAACATTTCCACTAACATTCGTAGAAACATTTCCAGAAGCTGCTACACTAACTGTGTTTGCGCCACCAGTTGAAGCTAAGTTTTTAGTTCCTGATTTACCAACTGCTACATTATCTTGTAAATCAGGTACACTGAAAGATGATCCATCATCAGAACCATAAGTAGTTGAAATAATTGCATATAACGCCGCATAAGTTGTTCTGGATACTGATTGACCATTACACTCTAAATAACCTGTTGGTACTGAAGCAGTTGTCCATGGAACAATAGTTGCTGTAGGGACTCCTTCTATACCTGTAAGGTTTGCGCCATCAAAATCATATTTAGTTGCTTCGTAATTTGACATAATCCATTATCTCCTATTTTTCTGTGTATGTCCACCCTGTAGTAGCATCTCCAGAGTAAACTAATTTAAAACCAGCTCCTTGTGTACTAACTGTAAGATCTGATCCTGCATTAGCTATGTTGGAACTATTTCTTCCCACTGTTAAAGCATTACTATCAAAATCATATCCTTGATCAATAAAAGTAACTTCATCTCCTGTACTTGGAGAAGCAGGTAGGGTAACAGTAACCGCTCCCCCACTTGTATTTACTAAAATTTGAGCACCTGCTTGAACTGTTTCTGCTGCAGTGACTGCTCTCCATACTTTTAATTCTGATCCTTTATAAACATTTGTTCCGTCAGACCATAATTGATAAGTGTGGCCTTCACATAAAAGAATTCCTGTACCAGAAGTAGTTTTGAATGTTAAAGTGTAACCTGCATGATCACATCCATCCCAAACTGTATATGATTTTTCAATTGAATCAGGGATAGTAACATTAACATCTGCTGCTAAGGTTCCAGTTAATTTTATTATTTCGTTTTTTCCATTAGAAACTACACCATTGGAGAAAGTTAATGCTCTACTTGCATTTGTTACATTAAATGCGTCGTAACCTCCAATTGCTTGTTCTAAGATTAATAAATTTGTATTTGTAATTGATCCCCAAGTTCCCGAGTTTTCACCGGTTGCTTGAACTGTAAGTTTTAAACTTGCTGATGTTGAGTTAGCCATTTTTTAATTCCTTATATGTTCATATTATACATTATATCGATTTATGTCAAATCTCTTATGCAGCAACATCCCGCCATCCTGGAGGATCTAATGGCGCTGAGCCAGTATCTACTTCATTCCAGATAAGAGTAGTACTTGATCCTAGAGACATAGTCAACCCAATTCCTGCTGGATATGCTCTAGCATTTGCATCACTATCCTCATCTCCTAAATAAGTAGTTAAAGCAAAACCCGTAACATTAATAAGTGAATTTGCATCTAAGGTAGCGGTTCCTAGAGCAGCAGTTAAAGCTTGACCTGTTACTGAAATATTTCCATGTGCTTCTATAGTTACACTACCTAATGAGACAGTAAAAGCTTGACCAGTAGCCATTGCATCCGGCTCTGGATCTAAAGTTCCTAGAGCAGCAGATATTGAATAACCAGTTAAAGTAACATTGGCATTTCCTGTTATACTTTCATTACCTAATGATGCAGTTAAAGCTTGACCTGTTACCAAATCACTTGCGTCTGCTACTGTGGTTACACTACCTAATGAGACAGTAAAAGCTTGGCCAGTAGCCATTGCATCTGGTTCTGGATCTAAAGTTCCTAGAGTAGCAGTTATTGCATTACCAGTTAAAGGAACATTAGCATGTCCTGTTATACTTTCATTACCTAATGATGCAGTTAAAGCTTGACCTGTTACACTTGCAGTGTCCCACTCTCCAGTAGCACCCCATTCATATTGGCCCCAGAAATATCTGCCCCAACCTTCTAAATTATATGCTTCAACATTGCCTACAGAAACTGTTGCTTGATTACCAGTTAACATTGCATCAGGTCCCGCATCTGCGGTTCCTAAAGCACTTGTTATTAATAAATTAGTATTATCTAGATATGCAACTGTAGTTCCAGTTGCTGTTACAGAACCTGAAGCCGCAACTATTTCATTCCCAGTTACAGAAACATTTGCACCTGCTGTTATACTTGCGACGCTTCCTACAGCGACAGTTAAAGCTTGACCAGTTACTACAGCGTCACCATATTCACCCCAAGCATTCGAACCCCAGGTATCTCTGCCCCAACCCATTTCATGATAGGCTGTTACAGAACCTAAAGCTAAACTAATTTGATTTCCAGATACCATTGCATCTGGTTCTGCATCAACATTTGATAATGCTACAGTTAAGGCCTGACCTGTTACATACCCTGTAGTGGTTCCAGTTACTGTTGAACTAGAAGTAGCTGCTGATAATAAATTTGTAGATACAGTAACATTAGAATTTCCTTCAATACTTTCATTACCTAATGAACAAGTTAAAGATTGCCCAGTAAGCAATACAATTGCGTTACCGAGATCATTCCATTGATTACTGCCCCAAGTCTGCGCACCCCAAGTATTGGCCATAGGAAGTTACCTTCCTATTAACCCGATACTCTAAGTATTGCTGCCGTAGATGTAGGCGCTGGGAATTGTACTGTAAACGTACCTGAAGTAGCTGTTTTATCTGCTCCAAAATCTAAAACACAAACTGATGCATTAGTTGTATCAGAAGATGTGTTATAAATTAAAGCACCTCTAGCTGTTAGAGTTACACCAGTAAAAGATCTATCTGCGAAATCGCATCTAGCCACTCCAGCTGAAATTGAAGTACCGTTGTTGACTAACGCACCACCACCTGCTGCATACTGTCCACTATTTGATACTTCAGAAGTAGCTGAATAAGCAGTAGTTGTAGATGTTAGAGTTGCTGTTGAAGAATAAAGAGCTAGCTTAAAGTTATCGCCACCAGATGACTTAAAATTCATGTCTGCTTCCAATAGCTGCTTTTTGAACGAATTACAAATTGCCTGTGTTATTGCCATAGTTTGTCTCCTTAACTTATTTTCCTATACGAGGAACACCACTCTGATATTCATCTCGTCTTCTTCTTCCCATTTGTTCTATTGAGAAGCCTTCTACCACTTGTTTATACCTTTGTTCGTATAATTGCAAGAGGTCTTGGGGCCCTTTTAAAAAACTAAAAGCCTCAACTAGGCATGCATACAAAAGTCCATTGGGAAAATTTAAACTTAAATATGTTGTAGTATTTGTACTAGATAATCCAGGGTCTTTCAAGATAAAATTTAACTGAATTTCATAGGTAGCATCTGGGGCTGGAGCCAGAACTATAGTATTATTATCCCACCAACTATAATATTTAGGCACTCCTGTCGAATCTGTAGGATTAAACTCGGACATAAAATTAGTGTCTCTATATTGTAAAAACTGTCTATTATCTGCTGAAGCAACTCCATCAGAATCTATAATTTGAGCTGATCTAATTATTAGGCAGTTATCTGGAGTATCTATATATCTATCAGAAGCCACTAGATTAGCTATTTTAAATCTTCTATTACTGTCCATATCAACTTCTCTTAAAATTCTAAATTCTGCATCTAAAATGAAGTCATCTATAATAGTTGAAGTCAAAACATTTGAATCAACTTCTGTATAATTCCTAATTTTTGTTACTAATTCAGCGTATGTCATTATGTTATATTCACGGTTACGTTGCCTAAAGTTGTTAAAGCCTGTCTTTTATTATTAATTTTTGATCCATCCTCAGGTATCATACCAGTACTTCCATAAGCAAAATCGCCGGGCAAAGTTAAATTTGCAATAATTCCTCCACCACCTCCACTCTTTAAACTAAATTTTTGAGGTCTTGCTTTTTCTAAACCTTGAGGATCAGCCACAAATGGTTTTGGATTAAGTTGTGGTTGTTTACGTTCATATTCAGAATAATGAACAAATGCACCATTCCATTCTGTAACCATTTCTTTCCAGGGGAATGCTAATCCACTTCTATCTGAAATTGCTAATGCGTGTGTTCCTTTTGCAAATTTTGCCATTATATATTTGGATAATAAGTTTTTGGTGTAATATACGTACTAGTCTCTGATCCATCCTCCTGTAATGCTCTGTTAAATTCATCCTCATATAATAATTTCATTTCTTGTACTCTTTGAGGAGCTTTTTTCTGCGCCATGTAATAAGCTAAGCCGGCACACATTGCAGGCACAAATCTATTAACTATATCTGCTTCATTTGTATAGGCCCCTGCATCTTGAATTCTTTTTAAATAATAATAATGAATATAATCTCCAGCTTGAGAAGTACCTGGTGTTAGATATAAAGTTAAGCTAACTCTATTTATAAATCTTTGAACCCAATATTGGGAAGGTTGCCCTGTTGCTGTTTTATTTGAAAAAGCAGAATATTGAGATCTACTTACTTTTGCAAGTGGAGTGTCCACATTATCTGTTGTTCTATAACTAGCTTCAAGAATATCAGATGCACCATAAACAGCCGTTGCATCAGAAGAACCATCACCTGTTCCTCTATACATAGTGTAAGTTGCTTGATCGGCAACTAAAGTAAAAGTATTTTCTGCTACTTCCCAAAAGTGTGCACCTCTATTCTGCCACTCTTGAAACATTATATTTAAAGATCTTCTCGCAGATCTTAAATCATTACCTGTGTAATCAAAAAAACCTAATCTTTCAAAAGCTTCTGTAATAATATCATCTATTGAGAAAGTACTCTCAAATGTTTGAGTCCCTGAAAAAGCCACAAGACCTCCTATGCGCCAGTAACAGTTACCGTAACGCTTCCAGCTGCTCCTGCTAGATTATAAACTATTCCATTTTTAAATAAAATTCCTGAACCTGGAATATAAACTGATAATCCCTCAGTATTATAATTATAAGTAGCCACCGCTGAACCAGGTGCCGATGCATCTGCAGAATCATATAAAATAATTGTAGATGCCGCAATACCTTCACCCTGAAGAGATGTAACTCTAACCCTACCTGTTCTTGCAAGAGTATCCGCTCCTACTGTAGCCATGTTAATGGTTGTTTGATCACTTGTAAAACTTGACATATTTTTTTATCCTTAATTGTAAGCTCCCGAAGGAGCTCACAAAATTATTTTATTAGCTTAAGTTATTATTTTGTAAATAATTAACTGTAAACGTTGCAGTACCTGCACTTGCATCTCCACCGCCATCAG